TCAGCCGTTGCTATAAGTTTACAAGCACAAAAAAACCCCAGCTCAGGAAGGGGGCCGAGCTGGGGCTAAAAAACTCTTAGCGAGTTTCTTTTGCGTCAATAACCCTTGCTTCTTTGGCTGGGTTATTGGAGTTCTTGTTGTCAAGTTCCCAGACTGCTTTTGCAAGCTCGTCTGCAATCTCAGCAAGGGCACCGGCAGAAGGGTTGCCAGCAGCCTTTAGAATTGCGAACTTAATCTCATCTTGAGTTGCCATGATTAGATCCTTTTCAGTAGAAGGTCAAATTGCTTTTTCTTTAGGTCTAGCAGGTCAAGGCCGTTGTCAATTACTTCGTCTGCATCTGGCTGTGCCTTTAGCTTGCCAACCACATCGGTGATTAGAGATGCCTGAGCCTCGTCAAGGTCATCGCCCGACTCTAGCCTTAGCAGTGCATCGGCAAGCTTGTCTGGGTCAATGGTTTGGTGTGACCTTACAGTAGCGGTTGTCTTGCTGTAAGCAGGATAGCTGACAATGCTCACTTCCGAGAGTCTTACTGATTCCAAAGTTCTTGTCCTTCCATCGCTTGACCAGTTATCCCTAATGACATTGAAGCCAAAGCTCATCGAGTCTATAACTTTAGTCCTAAGTAGTTCTGCAACATCCCTGCCTCGGGTTGTGTTGGGAAGTTGTGCTGTGACCTTTAGACCACGCTCATCCTCAACAAGTTGCATGGTGCCGCCTCGAAGGGATGCAAGTGGCTCACCTGTGTCATGGTTCCAAAGTAATTTTATTTCATTCCTAGACTGTAGGGAACGCTTGAAAGCACCAGGGGCAACATACTCGATAAAGCCACCCAAGTCCTCTGAGGCTGAATTGAATACAGAGGCGTAACCTGTAAAGCTCATGCCAGTTGAAATGTCCTCGCGAACCTCGAGCTGGACTGTGTTGACTCTGACTTCTGGTTCTTTTGAAGGTGGGCCGTCAATCTTTAGGGCGATTGCTCGCGCTACAGCAAGCCACTTGTTATTGGTTTCCATAGTTTCCTCTGCTCTGATTCTAGCAATAACCGAATCAGCGTAGTCTTTGGTGCGTAGTGCAGCTCGTCTGTTCGGACCCGATCCCCAAAGCAAGTGAGCAACAACACCTGGTGATGGGTAATCCTCGGAGTCGGGGTTTGAATCTGGTGAGTTGAGGTCTACCAAGTGTCGAGCAATCCAAGCAGATAATCTAATCCACTTGTCATCGCTTACCTCTCCATCGACCATAAGCCTTGCTTCTCTAATTGTTTGATCTGTGACACCATCGCCAGCAAGACCATCTGCGTAATACTCAAGTCCACGCCGAGCTGATGCTCTCATGTAAGCAGGTGCCTCTTGGTTTATTGCTCTGCCCTCTGCCTTGGAGCGAGTTGACTTCGGGTGACCCTCTGGCAGTAGATCGTTGTCTGTGATGTAAGCCTCATTCTTAGGGCTGCCGTTTCTCAGTAGATACAGGAAGGCATTGACTCTAGCCATAGCCCACTGATTGCGAGTCATGCCAGGTCTGAAAGATGTTGAGTAAGCACCGGCACCTCTGCGAAATACAGCAGCCAGTTGTCCAAAGGTTGTCCGAGTGTAATCAGGCTTGCCTTCAGATTCCATCGCTTCATTGTGTTCTGCAACTTTGTTTCTAAGAGCTGTTTCAGTAGCCTCGCCGAGCTGAATATCTCCACCAGCACCCTTAGCACTGCCTGGCTCATTCTCATCGCTACCCACAATCTGCTCTTTCTTGGGTGCAGGGGTAGAGCTAGGGTCATCATGGCCAGATCTGTTTTTTCTATAGCCAGGTGTGTTTGTGCCAGCTAAGTTGTCATAAGCGGCGTGGGTTGAGCAAGGCATATAAATTGTTTGGCCATTTTCATCCATTGAGTGAGTGCCTTCACATCCAAGCTCCATTGCTTTGGCTAGTGCCTCGGCCTCGGTGGTGAACTTATCCGTACCAGCTACAGGTGCCCTTGTTTCCATGCCTGTTTCCCAAGCGTTGCAGTAATATCCACCATCAACAAAGTCATCCCACTTCTCACACCAAGCTTTGTCACCAGCCTCGTTGATTCTTTCAACATTGTAAAAGTAACAGTTTCCACAAGCTCTGCCCTCTGGCACATCCTCGGCTAGGGCTGGTCTGTAGTTTTCTGGTAAGGCTCTTAGCTCCCCACCTGGTTCAATCTCCTCAGCGATTGACAAAGCAACCATCTGATCTATGGCATCCTGTTTGGTTGGCTGGCAAGTGATGACAACGCCATCCTCTTTTACTACTGCCCACTCGGGGCAATCAGTTTGGTCTGAGATGTAGTAGGGCACTTTATACCTGCTTTAGAAACGAGATGGCGTGGTTGCCTTTGGTAGAAATAACATAAACATGCTCACTTGCATAGCATTGAAGTTCAACAGAGTCTTGCTTAAAAAGCACAAAGCCGTTAGCAGTGGTGACACTTTCATTGCCGATGTAGATAGCGTCTGTCTGATCCATGTTATGAATGTGCAATCTAAAATCGCTTGCTGAGCTTCCGTCAATCTGACTGCGAGCTGTGCCGACTGTTACCTGTCCTGTGGTTATCATTAGACCTCGTATGCCGCTGCTGGGTCCTCTGGGTTGACCTGTGCGATTCCTTGTAGCTGGACTGTTGGTAAACCTGTGTGTTGGATAGCTGGCAAGCCCATGACCGATAGCACATCGGCAGGGTCGAATCCTGAGTTGACTAGCTTCTGAGCCATGTTGACTCGCTTGTCGGTTGCTACTAGTTCGGCTGCGTCAATGTTCACATTGGCTAGTGGCACTCGGATAATCTCGCCACCTGCAATCGGTGGTAGATCCTCAAGTCTGCGGATGTCGTTGATGGTGAGGTAGCCAGCTTGCAGTCCTGTTGAGTAAGCCGAGAAGCGTGTTGCTGCATCTCCGCGAAGTAGGCCGTCAAGTGTGAACTTTATAAAGGCTGTGGCTCCACCTGGCTCGTTAGCCATCAAGGGTGTAAACGCTGACTCTAGCTTCTGAACGATTGGGCGAAGTGTGTGAGTCACAAAGGCGATGTTGTTTTGCTCAACGCTCGAGTAGGTGTTTGTGCCTGGCAGACCTAGTAGGTGAGGTGGGATGTTGAAGGCTCTCGCGACATCCTCAACTGCCATCCTGCGTGAGTCAATAAACTGTGCCTTGTCATTTTCTACTGTGGTCTGGACAAACTTAGCTCCACCCGATAGCACTCCGGTCTTGTGGGCTTTTCTGAATCCTTTGTGTCTTGCATCAAAGCCATCAACTAGGTTCTTAGCTTGGTCTGGTGTTAGGTTGCCAGGGAACTCAATGATGCCGTTGGTGCTTGCACCTTGACCAAAGAATCTAGCAGCGTAGGACTCTAGTGCAATAGCAAGTCCAAAGTTATCTTTGAGTGCAGTCACGCGAGAGATACCGCGAATCTCACCTGGGCGAACTAGGTCAGGGATGTGGATAATCTCATCTTTAGTAAGTGGCTTGCCTTCACCTTCGTAGGTGTAGATAACTGAGCCAATCTTGTCTTTGCGAATCTCTACCTTGGCTGGGTTTAGAACTGTCATGTTTACAACGCGACCTTGACGATCTCTAAACACTCTTACAAAGCCGTTGCCATCAAGCAACAAGGAAACGATTAGAGAGCCGTAAAAAGCTTCTTTCGTGGTGTCAATGTCTGGTGTCTGCACCCAAGCTGGTCTAGGTCTAAATGCAAAGCGAGCACCATCTCTCCGAATGTAGGAGTCAACTGGCAAGGTTGAAATTGTGTCAGAGATAAGGCTGATTGCTGAGAAGATTGCGTTGACCTTAAACACAGACTCGCTGTTTACGATTGTGCCCGACTGGTTCATTACATCGAGGTCATTGCCGGCACCCCAAACTGTCTGAAAGCTAATGGCTCGCTGCTCGAATAGATTGTTTAGCACTTAGTTAGTTCCTTTCGGCAGCAAGGCCAAACAAGACCAGGAATACGCCACCAACGACAAGTCCGGCTGGTGGAAAGATTAGGGCCACGCCAGCACTGACTGCTATTGCACCGGCTATTTGTAGTGAGGTTCCCATGACCGCCTTAGATAAAGAATTGTGGGACAAGTTGTTCAGCCTCTACTCTACCAACTGTTGCCCTATCAAAGGC